AGCGGATTTTGCAAACGACATACCGGATGCAACAACTGGCCGAGGCACTATATATGTCGATACTTATGTAGACGGCAAATTGATTCAGACGCAGTCAACAACACTAACAGCAAGCGTTGTTACAAACAACATGAAACCTTCATTCACTGGATTTACTTTGACAGATACAAATCCAACGACTCAAAGGATAATTCCAGAGCCAACACATTTTGTGTCCATCATGTCGCTTGTGAAAGTTGTCTTCAACGGAACGCAGGCAAAAAACGGAGCTACAATAGCTGGGTACTACGCTGAAATCGTTGGTGCCAGTAATTCTGTATCTACGAATGGCGGGGTATTCCGGGAGGTTGCTGTAAACAAAGACACTCAAATGACATTGAGAGGGAGAGTTCAAGACTCTCGTGGGATTTGGTCTGATTGGAAAGAGGTAAAAATAACATTTCTATTCTATTTCAGCCCAATGCTGAAATTTGAAGTTTCCAGAAGTGGCTCGAAGTCAGACACGCTAACCATCAAGAGATTTGCTAAAATAGCGCCACTAAGTGTGAATGGCGTTCAAAAAAATACCATGAAGCTGACTTTTACAACAACAAAAGTTGGAACGAGCAATGCTGTAGCAGATAATGGGCAAGCTGGTGGTGAATGGTCAAGCATTTCTGAATTTAAGGCATCTAATGCTAATTTGGGCAAAGAATATCCCGCAGATACCTCATTCATAGTCACAGGCAAACTAGAGGATAGATTTTCGCCCTCGGAATTTCAAGCTACAGTGCCGACCGATAAAACTATCATGACCTATGATCAACAAGGCGTTGGTATTGGTAAATACCGTGAAAACGGGGCGCTTGATGTCAATGGATTGATTTATTCAGGTTCAAAGCCAATTCAGCACCACCAGCTTACAGAAGTTCAAGGTGCTGCGATTATCGAATACAACAACACGAACCTTGATGATTACAGAACAACAGGTTTCTTCTCGGTAATGAGCACGATGAAGAACTATCCTATCAACAAGCCTAAACCTACAGAACAAGTAGGGTTCTTAGAAATAATAGAAGGACTGGGTGGTATTCACCAATCGTTGACAACAAGTTCTGGTAGGTTCTTCAAACGCACTCTAACGCAGGACACAGTTGGAAATTGGGTTGAGTTTGTGCAAACCAACCAACCCGTTGTTAAAAAAGAAATCCCGATAGGATATGGTGTCAAAGCTAATGTGGTTCGGAAAGGGGACGTAGTAACCTTAAGTTTAATCAGAGGCACCTATTCTGTCGTCGAAGGTGAGTACAAGGATTTGGGCGAGAAAGTTCCAAATGGATTCAAGCCTTGTGTGCAAACGCATTTGGTTGCTAACAAGAACGATTTAAACAAACACAAGGACTGCGCAGTGTGGCATTTTGAATCTAATGGAAATATATTTTTTTCAAACCCAAGTTTTGGAGATGCTGTCTACACAGGTACGGTCACTTACATAACTGAAGACGAGTACCCAACAATTGAAGATAATTGAGAAAGGAAAAATAATCATGTCACTTAAAATTACAAAACAACGTACAATCAATGCAGAATTTAATGTCGTAGAAGAAGGAGCAACAGTTCTGGTTAAACAGACATACATCAGCATTGACGAAAATGCAGTATCTAGCGTCCAAGAAAATCTTCTTAACGCTGAACTCTATGCTAAACACCGTCAAGAAATGCGTACAGACGAACGTGCATTGCGTGACTTGCGTTATAAAGTTGAAGACGAAATTTTGGCGGATACTACACAGGCGTAATGCGTTAAAAATGGGGGTAAAAAATAAAAGATGAATATTTCTGATTTGATTGACCACCTTGCCCCTACTATCGGAGTTATAGCAACGGGCTGGTTTGGTATGAAAGCTAGCAAATCAGCTAATTTAAGCAAATCACAATTCGGAGATTTAAAAGGTGAGTTAAACAACATCCATGAGTCGGTTGAAACCATTCAAAAAGTGGGTGAATCAAATGGCCAAAAGATCAATGAATTAAATGACAAACTAGCAGTGCATGATGAAGCTCACCTTGTTACCATGTACCTAAGGTTAGAGCGTGACATCAATAAAGAGTTAGAACGTGGGTATACCACTGTTCATAATTCGGATGTGATTCACAAAATGCACTCTAGTTACAAGAAACTAGGTGGCAACGGGTACATCGATGCCCTATATAGGAAATACATTAATTTAGAAGTGAGGAATTAAAATGATTAACTTTAAACTACGTTTGCAAAACAAAGCTACTTTGGTAGCTCTTATCTCAGCAATCTTTTTGATGCTGCAACAGTTCGGGCTTAATATCCCTAGCAACATCCAAGAAGGTGTTAATACTTTCGTTGTGATCTTGGTAATCTTGGGTATCGTAACTGACCCAACTACTAAGGGTGTGGCAGACAGCGAACAAGCTCTGGGCTACCACGAACCAAAGCAAGACTAATCGAAGGAGAATAAATAAATGAGTAAAATTGAATCAAGTATTGCACGCATGTATCACTTACAATCAATCCCTGTACATTATGACATGGGTGACCGTTACGGAAACGACGCTGACGGAGATGGGCGCATTGAATTTGACTGCTCATCAGCAGTAAGCTATGCGCTCGAAATTAACTTAAATAACAACACAGAATCACTTCAACAAGCACTACCAGCAATTGGCTATGCGAAGATTTACGATGCCGTAGACGGCACATTCGATGGGCAGCGTGGAGATGTGGTAATTTGGGCACCTCGTGACGGTTCAAGCTCGCTCGGTGCATTTGGCCACGTATTGATTATGACTAGTGATAGCACAGCTATCCATTGCAACTATGGCATGGACGGTGTGACTGAAAATGATTATAATTATATTTGGGATCTCAATGGTCGCCCTCGTGAAATCGTATTCCGTGAGAGTGGAACACCTCTTCCAGCACCAGCCCAAAACGAATTTGAGCGTGAATTAGATGTTAATACCCGTTTAGAGAAGTCGGACAAACCCTATTATGAAGGCACTCTTACCACTGACTACTACGTTGAAGCTGGTCCTCGCATCGATAGCCAAGATAAAGAGTTCCTTCCAGCGGGCACAAGAGTCCGTGTTTACGAGAAACTAAACGGCTGGTCTCGAATCAACCACCCAGACAGCGCTCAATGGGTTGAAGACCAGTATTTGGATGATTGCACAGATATGTAATTAAACCAGACCACGAAAACTAAAAAAACGAAAAGGAGTATATCACCTCCCCTCACACTGCAATAGGGATACCATGGCAGTAGTGGTCGAGCCTCAGCGCTTGCTGGGGCTTTTTTTATTTGGTATAATTAAGTTATCCATCATAGGCAAAGAGCTACGAGGTTATCTCATAGCTCTTTTTTATTTGTGATTTCCATAGATAAGTGATACTATAGTCATGAAATACTTGGCGTCATTTCGATAAATTTCTCGAACTGCCCCGACTTTATGTCGGGCTTTTTATAAATAAGGGGCAAATAAGGGGCAATAAGTGTAAACTTTAGTAACTTTATGAGTGTTTTACCGTCTATATCTTACACGCATATAACCTTATTTAATAGGTTTTCTTCCTATTATATACGCATTTAAAAACCGATTAACTTTCCCGCACAGTAAAATAATTTAAGTAGAACTTAAATAGAAAGAAGATCCTAGGGGTCTTCTTTTTTTGCTCTCAGCTCTCAGTCAACTGTAGTGGGTGATGAAAAGCTAACATCTAGAGAGGACCGGATAGGGATTCCACTGAAAAAGTCATCAATCGATGTTTTTTGTTATCTTATATCGTATATTCAAGTAATAAAAATACCCCAAAAGTTAGATTTTCTCTGTCTAATTTTTGGGGTGCAGTTTAATTCACGGGTAGTTTGATTAAGGGCTATAAGTCCATAATAGTAACCAGCGTCTTAAGACGAAGTCTTTCACTTTGTTCAAGCCTTTATTTCTTTTATTCGTCATAAGCTTCTCAAAGAGGCAGACGCATTACTTACCGTTATCACTGAAGGGATTTTTATATTCTTTCACACTTAATTGTTCAATGCGGTATCATACTTCACTAGTTCCTAGATATATTTCTTAATTGTGGCTTCATTAAGTCCTATCGTACTTACATAAAAACCTTCTGCCCCAAAATGTTTGTTTCCAAATTTATATTTTAAATTGGCATTTCTATCAAACATCATTAATGCACTTTTACCTTTTTAATATCCCATAAAACTAGCCACACTCATTCGTTGTTGTATACTTACTAGCATATGAACATGATCTGGCATTAAGTGACCTTCTATTATTTGTATGGCCCAGCCTGCTGTT